AGGTCTTGGAATAGTATCGCTTGTTCTAAAACCGTGATCTTCAGTGTGTTGTCCTATAAACACTTTCGGTATGTAATATCTACCTGGTGTGATTCCAACATCAGTAAATGCTGTACCAACCACTTCGGTGATGATGATTGAAGACACTACAGCAGTTGTAGATGAGTCATCACCTGTTGCTGAAGGTATAGCGTATATTTCTAATCGGCCATTAACTGCCGCGGCACTTACGCCCGCCGCTGAATTATTAATTGCTGCCGCAAATGTTGCTACAGTGGTACCAAGTGTGCCAATGAGGTTACCATTGATGTTCACTGAGTCAGCACTGGTCACTGTTGGATTTGTTGATGTTCCTGTCACTGTTGCGTGTGCAGTTGACCATGACCCATCAGCTGTCTCTGAAGAAGCTGAACCAACTTGTACCCATGTGTTTGATCTTGTTTTGTAGTACAATCTGTTGAATGGATTTGTTGCTACTACAGCGTAGTCACCAATTGATCCAAAATCTGATTTTGGTGCTGTGCCTGACACATCATCTGTGCTGGTTACAAGTTTTGGTGTTATAACTGTGAATGATTGAGTGGCTTCGTCCCATTCTTTAATTCCAAAAGATGTTGAAACAAGATCTAACCAGTAAAATCCATTGCTAGGTGTGCCACCAGGTGCATCTGCTGATCCTGTTAGTTCTGCTGTATCTATGTTTGCTCTGATTACGAACGCTCTGTTTGCGATGCCCAAGAAGGAGTAAGCGGCTTGGAGACCGTATTCATTTAATTCGTAACCTTGTATTGGTGTTCCTGATGCATCCGTGTAGAATGTTGGATTACCAAATGTTTGGGTTAATTCTCTCTGTGAAGATATTAGAAATATTTCACCTGCGTTTGTGCTCAGCGTACCTGTCGCTGTGCCTGTGCCTGTGCCTGATTTTTTGTTTTGGGAAGTTGCCACTACTACTAGTGGTACTGCTCCTGGGATACCTGGCACGTAGAATGATTCATCTACTACGGTAACCGCTACTCCGGGTGATATTAAAGCCATGTGTCGTTTACTCCTTGTTGCGAATATTTATAGCGATTGGACTGATTTATTAAAAAAAATAAAGAGTGCCTAAAAGGTGTTAATAAATAAGTACGTGCTTTATTCAAACGGATCAACAAGACCCTTGTGTCAAGAGTGTAACAGCAAGCCAGCTGCCTACAACTATCGCCGAGGCAACAAGGTGTATTACAGAAAAAAATGTGATGCTTGTATAAGAAAATCTTCTAAGTCAACAATTACTACGCCAGCATGGCAACGTGCAGGTTATACAAAAAAATCAAATTGTGAAATGTGTGGATTTATAGCACAACATCCGTATCAGTTAGATGTGCATTATCTAGATGGCAATATGAATAATAATAGCAATGGAAATCTTAAAACTGTTTGTGCAAATTGCAACCGACTAATACATGTGAAAAAACAAAGGTGGCGCCAGGGCGATCTGGTTGCTGATCGTTAAAAAAATATTTCTACTTGCTGATGCAGATCTTCTAGTGTGCCATTATTACGTAAAATAATATCAAAGTTAGTTTTTGCCCATGACCATTCTGATGCATGAACGTCTATAGGTTTTATTCCTTTATTTTCATAATCTGTAAACCATTGAGGGTCTTCTCCTCTTTTTACAAGCGCCATCTTTCCTTGTAAAGATTTGATTATCTCAACTTCATTTGGAAAACGCACATCCGGAATTACATAATTTTGTGTTGGATTATCAATAATTTTTTGTTTTACTAGACTCACCCAAATGCCATCAAAAAAACCATGTCTCATACATTCAGTACCAAACACCTGTAACACATGTCTTGGAGTAATTTCTTGTTTACATTCATTTGTCCAAAACGTGTCTGGTTGTTCTCTCCAGTTACGACCTTCTAGAGTATTACCTTCTAACAAATCTCTTGGCCAGTCGAATATTGACGCTACACCATCCTTTAATTTGTCTGCAAAACTAATTTTTTGGAAATTGTGTTTCTCAACAAGAGTGTCTGCTACAGTGCCTTTTCCAGACCCTATCAACCCGCATAATCCTATAAGCATGTCTTAGTATAAAATATTTTAAGAAAAAAGTCTAGCCTATTGTAAAACTAAGTGGGGTTCCGCCCTCTGAGTAGTTACCAATTTCTTGTTCAAGTTTGGTCATTTCGTTGATTGCTTCATTTTTTAATGCATCACCATTTAATGTGCCGCCACCTTGTGGGCCTGCAATTTGAGAAAATTTAGATCTTGCTTCTCCTAGTGTATATTTGGACACTGCTAGAGTATATTCTCTAACCCATGGTTTTGCAAAAACATCATTTAATAATATAAAATCCGGACGATAATTATATTGTTCGATTAACACAGTTTCTTTGTGACGCTGTCTTCTAAAAATTGTTAATCGTCTTGTTGGTTGGTCATATTTGAAATTTATAAATCCGCCGAACATTCTTGCTACTAATTCTTGATAACCAGCAAACATATCGTAGGTGGCCAATCCACCAATTTTTCCTGTTTGTAACAGATACACATTGGTATAGGCCAATTCAAATGGATCAAATGACGTGCCTCCCTCTGATGAGGAAGCGCCACCAACAGTTCTTCTGTATATTTGTTTTACATTCATAATTTCTGCCGGCAGTACATAGGTTGTTTGATCAGGCTGGAGATCTAAAAATCCATATGACTCTTCTACAGAATTACTAGATCGCTGTCTAAATTTATCAACTGCTGTTACAAAGGCATTTTCTAAATGTTTTGGATCAAGTTCAACTTCGATCATGCCATCACCCAAGCGTGTTTTCACATAATCGTATATTTCGTGTTTTGCCGCGTTTATTTGGTTGTCTGTGGCTTCTGATAGTGCTGTGTCTGGCATATGTGTATTTATAGAACGGTAAATATGTAGAATGCCAAGACTGTCTTTATATAAACCCGAAAAAGGTAATGATTTCACTTTTCAGGATCGTAATATTGCCGAAATGTTCCAAATAGGTGGAACAGATGCTTATATTCACAAGTATGTATCCCCAGTTGATCAAGGTGAACTTAATGATGCATCACAGCCTCAAAGATCCGGAGACTCTCTTAACGAACTAGCAATACAGGATATGTTGCTTTTGGAAAACAGAGATCGTAAGTATGAGTCAGATGTATATCACACTCGTGTAATTTACAATGTGTCTGACATAGATTTTGATCTTTCTCAGTTTGGATTATTTTTACAAAATGATCAACTCTTTATGACTTTTCATATTAAAGACATTGTTGAATCATTAGGTAGAAAAATTATGTCCGGAGACGTGATCGAACTACCACATCTTAACGATGAACATTCTTTAGATGAAACAGATACAGCAGTACTAAAAAGATATTATGTGGTTGAAGATGTGGCACGTTCAGCAGAAGGATTTTCTAAAACATGGTGGCCACACCTTTATAGAGTAAGATGTAAAGGCATCACAGACGCACAAGAGTTTAGAGATATACTTGGCGACAAGGATGAAAATGTATCACAAAAATCTAGAGACAAAGATTTAGAAATTAACACAGCAGTGGTTGCTCAAGCAGAATCAGATGCACCGTCATCTGGTTACAACACAAAACAGTTACATGTGATGCCTACCGACGAAGAAGGAAAAGTTGCACTAGTCACAGTAGACGATGATGATTTACTAACAGACACAGGACATATCAATGTTGACAAAGTGTATCAAACACCTCAAGCCAATGGCTATCTAGAAGGGTATCTCACAGGAGATGGGATTCCAGCCAATGGAGAAACCTATACAGCGGCTACAACATTTCCTGCCAATCCAGTTGTAGGAATGTTTGTATTACGCACTGATTATGCACCAAATAGATTGTTTAGATATGATGGGAAAAGATTTGTGAAAATAGAAGATAATGTAAGACAGACAATGACACAGAGCAGTGCAAGAAACACACAGAAAACTGGCTTTATTAACAACGACAACACCACTACACTTGCTGACGGATCATCAACTACTGCTGAACGTGTAGCACTTAGCAAGTTGTTAAAACCACAGGCGGATAATTAATTAATGCACATCTATAAGTTTACAAACACTGTTAACAATAAAGTTTATATAGGGCAAACCATACAGGACCATCCTTATAAGAATAGGACATGGAAATTAATAGACGGTACAAGAGTTTGGATGGATAAGGAGGCTGTGGCTTAACACCACTGAAGAACAATCGATCATTTTTATGACGGCCAAGTAAGAAGATACATTTTACAATTCATAAGAATGATGTCTAATTTTTCCTATATCACAGGAAAAAATTCTAAAGGCACCAGTGAGACTTTGCAGGTACCTGTGAAGTATGGAGACATGTCAAGACAGGTTGCACAAATTATTAAGAAAGGCTCTGAAAATACTTTAATAGCCGCACCACAAATTTCCTGTTATATTACAAATTTTGCATATGATAGAGATAGAATGCAGAATCCTTATCATATTGATAAAACACATATTCGTGAAAGACAGTTTGACGATGCAACACAAACTTATACAGGAGCACCAGGCCAGGCTCATACCATCGAAAGAATTATGCCTACACCATTTGAATTAACATTCAACGCAGATATTTTTACTACTAATACAGATCAAAAATTACAAATACTAGAACAAATACTAGTATTGTTCAATCCTTCTTTAGAATTACAAACCACTGACAATTTTTTAGATTGGACTTCATTAAGTTTTGTAGAAATAACTAATATTCTTTACACATCAAGAGCAATACCATCAGGTATAGCAGATGACATTGATGTTGCAACATTAACATTTAGAACACCGATATGGTTATCACCACCTGCTAAGGTTAAAAAGTTAGGCGTTATTACAAATATCATTACATCAATGTTTGCTGATGATGGTGGGGAAAATACTCTAGAGGAGATGCTAGGCGAATCACTGTCAAGACAAATAACTACTCCAGGCAATTATGCTGTGCTGTTACTGGGCAATAGAATGACACTGTTAGGAGAAGCGGGAAATGGTCTCACAACTCATGCTGACAACCGACAAAACAA